ATGGCTATTTCAGATAGTTATCTAAAGTCGTGCCTCGGGCGCGAACGAGACAAGGTAGAAGAGAAGGCTGACCGGGACGGCCTTTGGGTGCGCATTTCTAAAAAGGGCGCCGTCACCTTTTTTTACCGTTTCCGCTTTCTGGGGAAGCAGGACAAGATGACGATCGGCAGTTATCCTGAGTTCGGTTTAAAGGCCGCGCGCGATGAAGTAGCCAAATGGGCTGCGATTCTTGCCCGCGGGGAAAATCCTCGAATCAGGCAAAGCCTCGATAAAGCAAAAATAAACAGCCAGTACACATTCGAGGAACTTTTCCGCGAATGGCACGCCATGGTTTGTATCCAGAAAGAAACAGCAGGGCAGATCCTGCGGACGTTCGAACTTCACGTTTTCCCTAAACTAGGTAAATACCCGGCACACCAGCTGACGCTACATAACTGGCTTACGGTTCTGGACAGACTGGCGCAGGGTTATAGTGAGATCACCCGCCGGGTAATCAGCAACGGCCGGCAGTGCTATTCATGGGCGGTTAAACGTCAACTACTTGAGACCAACCCTCTGTCTGAAATGTCTGGCCGCGATTTCGGGATCCAGAAGCAGATGGGGGAGCGCACCCTTGATAGAAAAGAACTGGCGATAGTATGGCGAGCTATTGAGGACTCGCGCCTGATGGAACGAAACAAGATACTTTATAAACTCTCTCTGCTATGGGCATGCAGGGTCGGCGAACTGAGGCAGGCCGAAGTATCGCATTTCGATTTTGAAGAGGGTATTTGGACCGTTCCATGGGAAAACCACAAAACCGGGCGGAAGAGTAAAAAACCGATACTTCGACCGATAATTCCAGAAATGCTACCGTTGATAAAACGGGCCATTGATCTTGCACCTGGTCGCTTCGTTTTCTCTAAGTACGAAGATAAGCCGATGAGTGAAGGCTTCCATATGAGCATCAGCAGCAACCTGGTTAAGTTCATGCTGAAAGCTTATAACGAGCAAGTGCCCCACTTCACGATTCACGATCTGCGCAGAACTGCGCGCACAAACTTTTCTGAGCTTACCGAGCCGCATATTGCTGAGATAATGCTGGGGCATAAACTGCCCGGCGTATGGTCTGTATATGACAAGCATACGTATATAGAAGAAATGAGAGAGGCATATGGCAAGTGGTGGGCCCGACTGATGAGCATCATCGAGCCCGATGTACTGGAGTTCACGCCGCGTCAGGCCGGATAAGGCGACCTTTGTTATCGCGGGGCAGATTCAGATGTGACATTGGCCGTCTGGTTTTCCTAACCATCTCTTTTTGCTGCCAGGCGACTACTTTGCTTTTCAGCCATTTGTTCGGGCCGCCCATATATGAACAGTCTGGATCAGGGAAGGGGTTTTCGCTCTTTTTACGCTTACGATAGCGATCCAGTGTTCTCGGCGTAATGCAGAGTTGTTCGCAGATATCGCGCGTTTTCATCAATTCGAGTTCATTGCTCATCATTATCTCCATTGGCCCCTTTCGGGGCCGTATCATTATCAGGAAACTTGCCCAGCCAGTGCGCGCAGTCTACGTGCGCAATTCATAGCAGTAGCCACGTAACTGCAGCGTCGGTTAACCACCTCAACAGTGATTTTTGAACCCTGCACCACGACGGTATAAGTCCGCTTCATTTTCTGCCGGCCATAATCGCCATAAAGCTCAACGTGTTTTGCTAGTGCCGCATCGCATGCCTGGCGGCCCAGCGGTGATTGTTTGCTTCGGTTAATCAGTCGCATATTCACCTCACACAAAAACATCGACCGGATCGCCAGCTGCGCGCGCGTTATCATTCGCTTCCCGGCGGAGGCCGAGAACATAACCAACGGGATCCCAACTGGACAGAATTGCATTGAGCTCTTTATGGCTGTGCCCGGTTGTCAGGCGCTTTTTAAGCTCGGTTGCGCAGGCGCGCACGTTCGCCCGGGTGGGGCCAGCCATTTTCATGCACAAGCACAAAGTCAGAAGCAGATCTGAATATTCGTCGGCGGCCGCGCGCAATGCCGCAGGGTCGATGCTGGCTTCCAGCTCAGGTAATCGATGTTTAAGACTCATGCTGCACCGCCTTCAACGCGCTTGAACTCGATAACCCAAACCCAGGGGTTGGCTTTCCAGCTCTCCTCGCCGTAGATTGAGTCCCACAGCTCGCGGAATGCTAAACCGGCTTCCATAGGGCCAGATGCGGCAATAACACCCTCGGCGCGTGCATCGTCCTGGCTCATGCTGCGTAGGCGCTCCACGCGCACGCCGGTGATTTCCAGCAGAATACGGCTGGCCCAGCGCGGCATGTGCAGCGAAGGAGTCCATTTCTCAGGCGTTGCCGGTTTATTGCAGACAGCTACGGGTACACGGCGGGTTTGCTCCGTCCACGAATTTCGCTCGCTGGCTTTGTATACCAGGGTAGCGACGTCTGTAGCCCGGCTATGCACCCGAAAAGCCTCCCGCACCCAGATACGATCGCCGACGGAACCGAACGGACAATGGATTGCGATATCTTCAATTTTCGGCAACAACAGTCCGTTAAGAGGTCTGCTTAACCACTTACCGGATAAACTTCCGCTTAATGTTGCCTCTGGCTGCGGCTTGATGATTCGCCGGGTCTGCGTCTTCCTGCCGCTCAGCAGCGCCCGCACCATCTCAGCGTTAAAAATCATTCCGCGTTCAGTAATTTTCGTCATATCGTTACTGGGAGGGCGAACCCTCCCGCCTCCCTTAGCCCACGTATTCCGGTTTCATGTCGTCCAGGGTAATGCGGAACTGGTCATACAGTTCATCACCGAGGTGGCGGCGCGATGAGGTCAAGGTACTTTCTGCCTTCGCGAATAATGCTGCTGCCTCCGGATCCCCCGGGTTAGGGAGTGAATTTATGGCGGCCTCAACTTTGTTCTTCGCATCAACAAGGTAGTAGCGTTTCACCGCCTTACTCTTCAGTTCGGTATACAAAGCAGTACCCAGCAGAGCTTTCTGTGATTCGATGTCTACACGAATGGCTTTGGCCTGGTCCACTGAGTCAGCTTTATCAATCCGGTCTCGGAGTTCGTCAGCAACAGAGTCAACGTTAGATGCAGGCTCTTGCGTGCTGGTGGAATCGCCAACGGAGTGTGTTATCTCATTCAGCGTGACCTTTTCTGTCTGCGCCGGGTTGATAACCCTTTCTTCGCGTTCGTCAATTTCATCGGCGGTATAGACCCCGAGGATCACATCCGGGCAGTACAGTCGCGCCCAACGTTTAACGGCGAGATAGGCCAGTTGCTGACGGGGGTCGCTCGCCCACAGTGTAGAGTTGCGGACTTGTGCCTGCGAAAGCATCAGCACAAGCTCGCGAGGTTCTGATTCTCCTTTGAGCGTTGCCCAGGCGCGGACGCCCACGCCAGCTTCATCTTGCAAATCCCAGCCCGGCGCGATGTAGTCGTTACCTTTGCCGCTGGTTTTTTTAATGAAGCGGCCAACGATATTTTCCCATGCACCAAACCATTCAAAATGGATCCGGTCTTTGGTTGGAGCCATGGTGTTAATTACCGCATTCACCAGTTGTGCCTCATAGCCAAGCACACCTGAGTTACCCACGATGAAGGTTTTCTGTGCAACTGCAAACGGATCCATACCCCAACGCGCTGCTTGCATCACTACAGCCATGCACGCATCTGGTTTCCCACGATAATGCTCAGGCACGAAGTTTCCACTATTGGCCATTACTTCCGAGAGCGTGCGCAGGCGGTTGAACAATTCACCGTTCGTCAGGATAGAAACGTTGTCGATCTTCTGGGTCTGGTTTTCAGTAGTTGCGACTAAATTGGACATTGTTATTCCCCCTTATGCCTGTACGCGCAGCGCTTCGAGACGGCGCATATCAAAATCGTTAAGTTCTTCGGCGTAGTCTTCAGTAATCGGCGCTGGCCAGTCGCCAGTGTCGAAACCGTTCGCAATGGCGCGCATAGCTTTGCGATATTCCAGCATGCCGAGTTCCAGCAGTTCTTCGGATGCCTCAATGATGGCGATCCAGTGGTAGTTCTCGTCTTTGTTGACGAAAATCCAGTAGAACTGATCGAGTGCGGCGACATCGCAGTACATAGCCGCGCTCAGGTGGTAATCGCGCTCGATGATTTCCCGGTGCAATTTGGCGCGCAGGCCTTCCTGCTTGATGTTCCACATGCTGATGGTTTTAAGGTCTGCACCGATGCGCAGGCCACCCATGTCTATCTCAAGGTCAGGACGCACGCGAACTTCCAGCCCGGTTTCCTCATCAATGCCGAAATAACTCACCTCGACGGCACGGCTCGGGTGCGTCAACAACTTGCCGGCGGTAGGGTGATTCAACAGTGCTTTCTGAATGGCCAGTGCCGTAGCCAGCTGCTGGCGGGTAACCAGCACTTTTCCTTCAGGGTTCTCGCGCCATGCATCCAGCAGATCATCGGCAAACACGGCATCCGGTTTAACCGATTTCACGGCCTGAATCAGATCCGTCTTAGTACCTGATACTTTCAGCGGCTGCGCCTTCTGCGCTTCCTGAGCAACCATGTCAGGATTAATAAGCGCCAGCTGTTCCAGCATGGCATCACGGCTGCCGCTGGTTTTAACAGTCGCTGGCAGGGTGGCGTTGTATTCTTTGATGCAGGCCTTCATTGCTGACGCGGTAAAGTTTTTATCGTCACCAACGATTCGCTTGAACTCGTCAGGTAATTCCAGATACGCAATGCCAATTGCATCTTTGTCGCCGCCCAGAGGTACAGGAGCGGGCAGGGTGGCGTTGTGCGCCTCCAACTGCGCCTTGATGTCGTCAGCACTCAACAGCGGCGGAAGCCCGGCGTTGTACTCGTCGATAAATGCGCGGATCGTCGCCGTCGTGGTGAAGGCGCCTTCCGGGATTTCCGGCTCTATACTGAATTCTTTTTCCAGCTGATCAGGCTGCAGCGCCAGTGCATGCACCAGATTGCCCATATCCAGAACAGGAGAGCGCACCTTCTGGATGGTTTTGGATACGTGGCGCGCCTCGAAATACATCAGCGATACCCGCGCATCTTTAACCATCGTGGAGCTGATGCCGTTAGCGGCGTGGTAGACCTCATTTGGCACGCCTTCATATCGGCCAGGCTCGAAATACTCCGGCCATGCTGGCGCTGCTTGTTCAGCCTCTTCCTCTTCATCGCTATGAGTATTCTCGGAAACCTGGCTTTTCAGCACTTCGGCGGTAAGATCCGGGCAGCGTTCAGCCAGTATTTTGCTCATGTTCACGGCAGTTGTTTGCGCAGGAGGCTCATCAGCGCCTTCGCCTGTTGATACCGCATTATCATTTTCGTCTTCGACCGGCTGAGCCGTTTCCATCTGCACATCGCTGGTGGTTCCCCCGGAATTAACTGGATGTAATTTTTCTTCTGCAGCGCGCTGGCGCGCCTGGTCCACGATAGAAAGTGCTGGTGCTGGCTGGCTATCCATCAGACCATCAATCGAAAAAACACCATTGCCCATGTTTGAAACTTCAGGCTGTTTGGGTTTGGTCAGGTCTTCGGTTATCCACTTCGGATCCGTGGGGTCACTGATGCCTTCGACATATTCGCCACGTTCGGCGGCCAGAACCTGATTAGCGTCAGGGCGTTTCTTTTGAGCTTCTTTCACCAGTTCGGTGCCAATTACCTGAAAGTCAGTTGGGAGAGTTTCCAGGTCAGGCACACCTTCATCTCCATCGATAGCCTTTTTCACAGCGTCCAGAGTGACGGCGGCAGATGATACATGACCAGCTTTTTCAAGCGTCTCAGCAGAAGGGGCGTCATGCTTATGCTCGGTCAGGTTCGCATTGATATAGGTCTGCAGACTTACCGGGAAATGATGAATGTCGCTGGTGGCGCCACGAATAAGGGCAAAAATGGCGGCGCGGGAATAATCCAGGATGCCTGCAACCTTGCGCAGCGCTGCAGACCATTCCTTGAACGGACTTTCTTTCTTCTGGACGATCTCTTTGGCCCGGCGGTGAATTGATGCAGGGAAATTGTAGATATCGAAATCCATTGGCATTGTGGCCAGGGCTATTTCTACATCGAGCGTATCAAGGGTATGGGTGTAGTCAGGGTTGCGATCGGTTTTATTACCGCCGCCAGCATTCGTACCTGCATCGGTTTTTAAAACCGAAGAAATGCAGTTACCGGCAGCCCATTCCCTGGTGAGAATGCCGCGGTCGATCGCGTTCGTGGCGAACCACAGCTTAGCAAACTGGATACGCTTGCCGAGCTCATGCCGTTTCCCTTCCGGGAAGACTTTTTTATTGGCGCTGGTGAATTTCCAGAGCGCCGGCATATCGTATTTTTTGATTTCAGGGACATTCTCGGCGGACAGGATCAGGTCCTGGACGGCCGCATTATCAGTGTCCATTTCAAGAGCTGACAGCTCCTGCCGGTGAGGCATGCTGATATGATAAACGTGACGTTCTTCAGCCATGTACTGCGCCAGCAACTGAGCGCGAAAGGGGAGTTCTGCCACGTTAAAAAGCGCGCTGGAATCGTCCTGGTATTCATCACTACCGAAAGTTTCCACGGTCTCATCTTGTACCGCGTCGCCAGTAGTATTGGCATCAACCAGCTCGCCAGTAACGGCCTCAGAGGTTACTCCTGCATCATCGATGTGATGATCCGCAGGCACCAGACCTGGCTTCAGAGCCCAGGTGCGACCATTATCGCCGAGCTGGTAGCGTTCGCACCATGAGTAATCGAGAACACCTTCCGCCGGCAGGTCATTGAATACCGGAAAATCGGTGCGAATTGGTTTTTGATAGTCTTTGCCGCGGCCTGTTTCGATCCCAGCGTCTTCCAGATCGACGTCCAGCTGCAGAAGGGCGCGAGCTTCTGATTTATTAGTGCGCCAGATTACGGCATCAGCTTTACCCGATTTTTGAGTCGCTTTTATCAGATAAAAATATTCCATGTGATAGCCTCTATTTTGGATGTAGAATCCCCCGGGCCATTGGTAGCGCCCATTCAGGGTGGTCATTGGTTTTGGTAATTTCCGGTGTAACTTTGGTCGGTGGCACCGGACGTACAGCCCGCTTCGGCGGGTTTACGTTAGCCCTCGTGCGCCATCTGGTCGTAAGAGGCGCAGCGTTCAGAGCAGTACTCTTTTTCTTTCCGTGCGAGCTGGTTCCCCTGGAGGTACAACAGGGTGCTTACCACTGGTTTTCCCTCGATTGCTTTACGGCAGTAACCGCATTTCCTCTGCATTCCTCCCCCTACATTTGCACCGTGAACCCGGCTGGATGCTCGTCCAGTACACCTTTCAGCGGATAACATTCAGCTTTCACGTGTTGCTCTTCTGCAGCTGCCTTGCAGTCATTCTCAGTGTCGTAAACGCCGAGCAGGACATCCTGATTACCGCCCGTCAGCATGCTAACGGTGAGAACCAGGGCAAACATCGTGCTCATGAAGGGTCTCCTTTTTGCGCGAGCATGTAGCACACCCGGCGGATGAAAGCTGACAGCGGATTTAAACGAACAGCCTGCTGACGAGCGGGTTTGCGTGCGAAATCAATCATAGAAATAACTCCCTCAGTGCGCAGAAAAGCGCGATCCAGATGAAGAGCCCAATTACTGCCGAAATGACCAGGGCTCTGATGCCTTGTTTACTCATTTCAACCTCAGCCATTACGTGGCCAGCGGAACGTTTAAACCTACTGCGCGTTGATCTCTCCACCTCATCCCGGTCTTCATATGCGCCGGGCCGCTACTTCGTGGGCGTCCTGCCTTGGTGGGTTGTTGTGTGAGTTGATATTAAGCCTTAGACTTAAATCGTGTCAAGTCTTGAGCTGATATTGTACTAAGTTTGTGACTTAATTTTTATGAGGGTGGCAGTGTGTTATGCTCACAAAATCACCAAAGAGGGCTGTGGGCATGGGGCATGAGGATGAGTTTTTCGCGGAGATGCACCCGCAGATAGCGCGGGTTATCGGGATAGCGGTTATGCAGCTACTGGTTGAGAGGCAGGAACCGTCAAGAGAGGCGCTGATAGAGATGATTCAGGTGTTGTGGCAGGAAGACCGGGCCGATCTGGCTGTGGAGTTGGCTATTGACGTTCTGTCGCTACCAAAAGAGTAGGGCAATAAAAACCCGGCACGGGGCCGGGCTACTGACGCTGACAATACGGCAATATTTTTTCAATCGCTGATTGAATAATTGAAGGGCTATGAAAGTCAGGATCTTTCAACGGGTCACTGTCATCAATACTGTTTTGCAGGGAGCGCTGATATTCACTCCAGAGGTCCGAAAGGTGTTTCTTGTTTTTGGTGATGCTGATATCAATGAACGTATCAATCTCTCGCTGTGATATTGATACATTTCCGCCACCGGGAAATACTCCATTCTTAACAAGTCGCAATTGCTCTCGTAATTTTTGTCTTATAACATCACTTATTGCATTGAATTCCTTTCTTTTTTCTCCCTTTATGGCGAAATGATAGCTAAAGTAACCACTTGCAGGAACTGCTGTGATAGATACAATCATTGCAATAGTTGCAACAATGTCACTGTAGCTCATGGAGATATCCCTATGTCAGGTTCAGATATTTATGCCACGATTGCTTTGGTGGTTTCAGTTACAAACCTCTCCGTAATCCTCTATGGAATCTGGCGGTTACGCGATTAACCGGCGATAACATCTTACTTATTCGCCATCACCCTTAATCCTGCGCCCCATGTACTTGGCGTACAGCTCGTCGAGCTCCTTCAGGCGCAGAGATACGATCCGCAGCATGTTCTGCTGCTCTTCTTCGGGCAATTGTCGATAGAGTTCGAGCAGACGTTGTTCGTCGGCCTTTAGCCCACTCCCTTCATTAACCTCTTCTCCCAGTAACCAAGGCACTGACACCCCGGCGGCATCTGCGACCGCAAGTGCAGATTCCTTACTCATCGCGCCTTTCTTGAACCAGCCGTTCACGGACTGCGGCGTAATTCCCGCAACCCTGGCCATATCAGATTTTGTCATCCCGCGGCGAGTTAGTTCTGTTAGGCGCTCTACGAGAATCGGGTTAAGTAATTTTTTCTCAGTCATATCAGAAGAGTAAGCCTTTTGCTTATAAATTTAAATTAGCCCAAGGCTTGATTTATTATTAAGTCTTAGGCTTAATTGGTGTGTGTACTCACCGGAGACGACTATGAACGGATTAGAAAAGGCCATCAAAAAAGCAGGCACAGCTAGCAATCTGGCAACCCTGCTGGGCATCAAACCCATGTCGGTAAGTCGCTGGAAGAACCGCTACAAAGGCGTTGTTCCTCACGACCGGGTATTGCCGATATTCAACATCACCGGCGTTACGCCGCATGAGCTTCGCCCGGACCTCTACCCGAATCCAACTGACGGCTTGCCGCAGGACCGGGGGCAATAGCTATGCATTCCATTTCATTGCAACAGACTACCGGATTTCAGCAGGGATCGCTGATTCCGAATTATCAAAATGTCCCGCGCAACAACAATATGCTGACTCATATCAGGGAAGCCGTCCGCGCATGGAACAAAGCCACCCCCGGAGCTGCCCAGGATCACATATCGCAGTTGGTCGCGCGGGAGTGGATTGCGCGCGGTGGACGTGGGCTGCTTCTAGTGGGATCGAAGCACAACGTTAAGCAGAACTTTTTCAGAATGATTAACACGCCGGGCCCGAAGAACGACGCAAATCTGACAGCTCTGCTCCCAGTGATTATCGATGTGATGTCTCGCGACAACGAGAAAGTGGCCCGGGAATTTGGCCTGCTGAAGGGGAAGACCAAGGAAGAGATGATCGCCGAGGCTATCAAGGAGTGCGCTGAAGCAAAGCAGGCGGTGATGCTGAACGCGCCAGAGCACCAGAAACTGAAGGAGGTGAGCGAGGGAATAGCGTCGCTTTTCAGGCTAATGCCTGAGCAGACAGGAGCACTGATGACGCTCGTTAGCTCAATGCTCGGCGTGATGTAAGCGGGGTATCAATGAATCACATCGAATTTATTGAAAAGAACGTCCGCGAGGAACTTCTTCGCCAGGGCTTCACGCAAGCAGTGGCTCAGGGGGGGGCATACCAGGCGGTCGATATGTACAAGCGGATGTCACAGGCAAGCCGAAAAGGGGGAATGTTTGACGATGTTATGCGCCACGCAAAGTTATGGGCAGAGAAGCAGACCAGCGCAGCTGAACGCCGGGAAGCAAAGCGCAAAGTGCGAAAGGGCGGCGACCAGGCTGGGTTGTTCTGAAAGGCGAAAGCCGCGGTGCAGCAACACCAACGGCTTTCAGGTGCAAAAACGAAGAGGTAATTGCGAGGTAAGTATGTCAGGAACCAGTGCTCAGGTAAACATCCAGCCAACTCACAAGTGTTCTTTCTGCGGGGTGACCAACATCGAGGTTTCGGGCGTTCTAATAGCCGGCCCCGGCGTCTCTATCTGTCAGAAATGTGTCTTTTTGTGCGTCGAAATTGTTTTTAAATGTGCCGAAAAGACCGATAAGCCAACGTCATAAGTTCAGGAGTATCTATGCGTGACTATGCAACAGTCGCACCGCAATTCTGGCTAGGAAAAACAGGTCGCGAACTGCGGAAAAAAGGCGCTGAAGCGCAGGTGGTCTCGTTTTATCTCATGACCTCGCCACACGCAAACATGCTCGGTTTGTATTACCTGCCAATTCTCTATATCGCCCATGAAACAGGGCTCGGCTTAGAAGGGGCTTCGAAGGGGCTTAAAAGCACCATCGAAGCGGGGTTTTGTAGCTATGACGAGGACACAGAGATGGTCTGGGTGCATGAAATGGCCGCCTACCAGGTAGGCAAGGCATTAAAGCCAGGTGATAACCGTTGTGCGGGGGTCAGGAGTGAGTATGCATCACTTACCGAAAACCCTTTCCTTTCATTGTTTTACGAGCGTTACAAGGATGATTTTCATCTGAATGTCAAACGAGAATCGTGCCCAACGCCAGAAGGGGCTTCGAAGGGGCTACGAAGCCAAGATCAGGAACAGGATCAGGAACAAGAACAAGATAAAGATCTTTCGGGGCATGGCTCCGCCACACCCCTAGATGGTGGATCCTCCGATGAAGCTCCATCTGACAAGCCGAAAAGCAGTTACCCGGAGGACTTTGAACTGGCCTGGAAGGAATACCCAAAGCGCGCAGGAGGCAATAGCAAGGCCGATGCGTTCAAAGCTTGGACTGCCCGAATTAAATCAGGCGCAACAGCGCAGGAGCTTACCGATGGTGTTCGACGATATGCGGATTACGTCACTGCTGCCGGAAAACTCAACACTGAGTACGTGAAACAAGCGTCCACGTTTTTCGGTCCCTCAAAGCACTACGAGGAGTTGTGGAGCTTCGAAGTACCAACCGGTAAACGGGATCCGAACTCAATATCCCAGCCAGATAAATTAATCCCGAGTGGGTTTAGGGGGTAGCAATGAAAAATATGATTGGTACCGGAAGCGCGTTAGAGAGACTGAAAAAACTTATTCCGCCTGGTGTTCAGCCTAAATTCGCCAGCGTTGAAGAGTGGCGCACATGGCAGGAAGAGGAAGGCCGAAAACGCTGCGAAGAACTGGAAAAACAAAATCAGCGTACCCGCGCTGAGAAAATCTTCGGACGTGCGGGAATTCAGGATCTGCATCGGAGTTGCACGTTCGCAAATTACCAGGTGGCAGGAGATGGTCAGCGCCGGGCGCTCACGATGGCAAAAAGTTACGCACAGAACTTCGGTTCCGGGTTCGCAAGCTTTGTATTTAGCGGAGCTCCCGGTACCGGAAAAAACCATCTGGCGGCGGCAATCGGCAATCACCTGCTGGCTGGTGGACACTCCGTGTTGGTGGTGACTATTCCTGACCTGATGCTACGTGTTCGTGAGTGCTATGACGACGGGCAGTCAGAAGCATCTCTCCTGGACGACCTTTGCCGGGTTGATTTGCTCATCCTGGACGAAGTGGGGATTCAGCGTGGCAGCAGCGGCGAGAAGGTCATTCTGAACCAGGTTATCGATCGTCGCCTGTCATCCATGCGTCCGGTCGGCATTCTGACCAACCTGAATTATGAATCCCTGACGGATACCCTCGGTGCGCGGATCCTTGACCGTCTCCAGATGGACGGCGGCATGTGGGTGAACTTCGACTGGGATAGTTATCGCAAAAACGTCCGCCATCTGCGCGTCGTTAAGTGAGGAAAACATGGCTAGAGCATTGTCAGCAGTTGAGCGCAGAGAGTACGTCCGCGCAGTGATTCGGATCACCAGGCATCAGGGGCGCCTTACGACCACCGAGGCAATGAAAAAACTGGGGCTGAGCCGCGCTACTGTCCAGCGGTATTTTTCCGAAGCAGAAGCGACTGGCGAGGTTGTCCGGCATGGTCGTTTGGGGCTGTTCCGCGATCAGCGGGCCGTCATCGACTTTGACATGAAGCGTTTTGGCCTGGTGCCGAAAGTTGCTGTTGGTATGAATTACAGCCTGCTTGGCAGTCCTGTTTTTCAGCGAGTTTTAGATGTTCAGGAGGCTATTCATGGCTAAGAATTCAATCGATGTATACGGTGCCAGCGGCAAAACAAACGTGCTCAATTTCGAACCGGAAAAGCTGCATCTTGTTACCGACAAAACGCACCCGCTTTACGATGAGCGCATCCACCTGCCTATCAGCGAGGCAATGGTGATGAACATCATGGACCAGGGCGTTCTTGAGCCGATTATCGTCTGGAAAGACCCGGAAACAGGGCTGTCTTGCGTGGTCGATGGTCGCCAGCGTGTGCGCCATACACTGGAAGCCAACAAGCGACTGTTGAAAGAGGGTAAAGAACCGTTACTGATTCCAGCAGTCGCTAAACGTGGCTCCGCCGTTCGCATGGTGCAGGCGATGGTAAGTGCTAACGAAATCCGCCAGGCAGATACACCACTGGGCCGAGCAAAGAAAATGGCTGATGCGCTGGAGCGCGGCCACGACGAGGACGATTTAGCGCTGATGTTTGGCGTGAGTGTCCAGACCGTACGCGCAACTCTGTCACTGCTGGATGCCACCCAGGCTGTTCGCGATGCAGTGGAGTCCGGAACTGTCACCGTTACCCAGGCGCGTCAGTTGGCATCGCTTAAACCCGAAGAGCAACGGGAGAAGGTCAAGCAGATCGAGACAGCGACCGCCGGCATCACTGGCCATGAAAAAGCCCGGCGGCAGCGCCAGGTTCTTGGTGAAGCAAAGCCGCGTATCAAATCACGCAAGGAAATTACAAAAGCACTCGAAGATGCCAGTGGCGAATATGCCGAGGCTCTGCGCTGGGTGCTTGGGGAGGCGGTATGAATATTGATCCTGAGAATTACAGCAAATACACCCTCCGTCGGTTCGCCGCCATTTTGGATGTGATCTGCTGGGTGCTGATTGCCGTAGTAACCGTTGGTATCTGCATGTTTATTGAATGGGTGACAGCATGAACATCGAAACAGTAAACGAGCTCATCGCCTCACTGGAGGCAGCAGGCGAGCTGTCGATCAGAGAGCAGAAGTTCCTGAAGCTGGCGAAAGCGTTTAAGCAGCTGGCTGCGGAGAATGTGGCGATGAAGCAGATCATTGACTCCGTAACCAACCTGGATAACGAACCTCAGTACCACGACGAAGGCATGGGGTGCGGACTGGAAGACCGTGGCATTACTGACCGGTACGATGCCTGCCGCTATGGCTGGGATGAAGCTATGGAGCGGATATACGGCGAAGTGATCCCATGTGCCGATGAGCTGGATTTTTCCGCCACCGATGCCTACCTGGCCGGGATTAAGGCTGATGGGGTGGAGGAGTTTGCTAAGGCCCTGGATGGCGCTGCTGATGTTTTCGGTAAGTCAAAAGCGCTGGAGGCGCAAGAGAACTTTCTTTATTTTGCAGGGCGTGGATTTGCGTTCGCCAAGCAGCTGCGCGAGGTAGCTAAGCATGACTGATATCACCGAGCTGGCGCAGAGCCTGAAAGCGGCGGCAGAGAAGGCCACTCAGGGGAACTGGAGAGCATTCCAATACCACGACGGTCGTTGTGGTATTGGCGGAGGCCATAACGCTGAAATTATGGTGTGTGAGCACATCAGCAAAGAACGCCCGCATGATGCTATGTTCATCGCCCTGGCTAACCCTGCCAACGTTCTGGCGCTGGTAGAGGCGCTGGAGAAGGCGCAGCGTGCCAACGCCGCTCAGGACGACCATATCAACCAGCAGCAGGACCGCATCGAGTCGCTGGAGAAGAAAAACGCCGAGTTGGGTAAATATGCCGGAGGGCTGGAGTCCTTCCGCACCGCCTATATGGAGTGGAGCGACAAAACCGACTGGGTGCAAACAGATAAGCGCTTTGATTTCCTGAAGCCGTGGGGCAAGCATCGCGCTGATGTGCTGAAAGCATATATCGAGCATCTGGAGTCCCGAACCGTGAAGTTGCCGAAGAAAAACATCGGCTGGGACCGAGACGAAGAAGATTGCTGGAACAATGCTATTGACGCCTGTGCTGAGGTACTGGCCGCCGCTGGCATCAAGGTGGAGGCTGAGTGATGTGGGTGCTCATTATCTGGATGTTCGGCGGTTACGAAAACCCGACCATCACCACTCAAGAGTTTCAAACAGAATCCGCCTGTCGAGCAGCGTTTGCCGAAGTTAAAAAGGTAAACAATGCCGATGTTTCACTACGTGGCGTATGCACGCCTAAGGGTGACCAATGACCAAATCAACCATAACCAGAGAGCGCCTGGAACAGCTGGCAAACTTCAAAGGTGCGCCAGTGACTCGACAGGAAGAGCAGGAACTGGCCCGCATGGCGCTGTCCGAAATGGACAGCGAGCCGGTTGAACTGCCGCTTGACTACCTGCAGGGACACAAAGACGGTCTGGAATGGGCCGCCCAACTGGCAGAAGCCAATCACCCTGAAACAGGAGACTGGCTGTACGATGACCCTATCGAGCTGGCAAAAGCTATTCGCAAAGGTCCAGATATGTCGCCAGTGCAGCCGGTAGCGGACAGCGAGCCGGATCGCAATCCTGTTCTGGTGTATGCCGACAGTTATCGTGATATGGCGAATCAAGGCGTCGAGTCAGTCCCTATTTGGAGCGTCATTACCGACCTGGAGCGAAACATAGCGCCACTCTATCGCCACGCGCAACCAGCGAAAACGGTGCAGCCTGTGATGTTTATTGATGGTGACATTTCATCAGAGGATGCCGATAAACTGGCAAAAGTCATTCGGGAGCTCCACGAAAAAGACGAAAGGCCATTAGCAAAAATGGCGCGGATTATTCGTGAAAATCCACACCCTACAAATGAATGTGATATGCCGAAAGCGCAGCCAGCGCCGGTAGTGCCTGATGAATATGTAGCCCCAGCCATGACTCCTACAAATCTTGCGTATGAGGCTGGCTGGAACGCCTGCCGCGCCGCCATGCTCAACGGAGGTAAGTCATGAAATTCGAAGAATGGTTATCGCAACAAAACGGCGTCATTGAGGTTGATTGCGGCTGTGTTACCACTGAAGCTTTTTATCACTGGATGCGCGTAGCTTATGAGGCTGGCAACTCTCCGGTAGTGCCGGATGATGTGTCGATATTCGAAGCGGCAATTGAAGAATGTAAAACGTGCGACTCAATTGATGAGCATGCATGGAATCATGGCGTTTTGGTCGTGATGGCGAAGTATGAATCCTGCCGCGCCGCCATGCTCGCAGCCGCCCCGCAGGAGGTGAAGTGATGGAATGGTATTTCTCCATCGGTCTTTTTTTGTGGATTTTGGCGCAAATAACAAGGGCCGATGTAACAACTGGTATTAGGAATAACATCCTGTGTTTGTTGCTCTTCATCGTGTCGTGGCCGCTTGTCATTTCAATAATCGCTTACAAAGCTTACAAACTTATTGGTGGGGAGGACTGATGCCTAAATCCCCAGCAGAACGCAAAGCCTCCCGTTGAAATCAAACCCCTCTCCTGAGGGGTTTTATCGTATATGCTCATTTTGCTTTTATCCCCGTGACGGGCGATAATTACTTTGTCAGTCTGGACAACTGACAACTTTACCCCGGCGCCAAGTGGGGACACATGGCGCACAAAGTAAAAAACATCCGGATTAAAGATTTGTATGCAATAACCCTTCTGATCGTGATGATTGTTCAGGTTGTTGTAGTAAATGCAGTATTTGTCTGCGTGGGGCTTGGGCTTCTTGGGCTATCTGATGAAGCCCTGACGATTTTCGCGGGATGCTCAATGCCTCATATCTGTGGTCTTGTTTACTGCGTTATCCAATCCGTTTTCCGAGCAAAAAAATGAAAAGCCTTCTCTGCGGAGAGGGCTTTTTTATAGTTGATTAAAATGAAAATCTACGCGGATCGGGGTTCTCACGGGGGTACATAATTGACATGTATTTCTGCAGTGTGAAGTGCGCTAAAGACAAGCAAGTTGCCGCTGTGGCAATGCGGTTCCTCCGCCTTTTGCTGAGGGCTAATCTGCCGGAGATTTGCCTGAGAAAAGTATTGCAGCATGATAAAACCCGCTTTGGCGGGATTTTTAATATGGAAAAACATCAATCTAAACATAAGCATGGTGTTAGCAAAAAGTGCTGCAGAGGGGTTGAACATTTCATGCAACCGGTATACTGTTTATTTGTACAGTATTCATGTGAGGTGCTAACCATGAAAGTTGAAGTCACAATTGATAAACATAAAAAACTCCCTGATGGCGCCATACCTGCGCTTGAGCAAGAATTGCTGCGCCGCTTGTCCCAGTCTTATGATGACTGCAAATTAACCATTCGACGCACAAGCAACGATGGCCTTAGCGTTTTGGGCGGCGCTGATGGCGATAAAAAACGCGTAGAGCAAATCCTGCAAGAGACGTGGGAAAGCGCGGACGACTGGTTTTACTGATTCACCTTTTGGTGGCTAGCATTTCCCAAAGCATCGCAATAAGCGTGTCCCTTTGATGCTGTCACCGGACTTTTTTTTGCGTCTGTATGTCGCTCAGGGGGTAGTGTGAGTGATGGTATTGAGGTTCCTACTAATCATTCCTGGTACGATGTTGTCAGGAGATCAGATGGCGCCATTATTTGTAGCTTCCCGGCCGAAGGAAGGCATCTGATTTACAGGGTTAATGGCATAATTTCAATGCGACCTTTATTGCCTGAAGAAGAAATTTTTACTCTAAACGGATTTATGAAATTTGCGGAACGACTTGGCTACCGAGTTCTCCCACCTTCTGATAATATGAAATCAACGGCCTGAACAACCGTTACCTACTGCGCCACGGAGAGAAGCCATGGCGCAATTGCACTTAATAAAACAATCTCAAGGTATCCTGATCCCCGCGACGCCGGAGACCAGTGATTTTCTGCAATCAAAATGCAAGCTCGGATCCGTTCTGGAAGCCGATTATAAGCTTGTCCGCAATCCGGCGTTTCACCGCCGTTACTTTGCTTTACTCAATCTCGGCTTTGAATATTGGGAACCTACCGGAGGGGCGATTTCGTCTAACGAGCGCAGGCTTATCACAGGTTACGCCAAATACCTTGCTGCATATGGCGGGAGTGAATCGGCGTTGCTTGATGCCGCCGGGCAATATCTCGACCGGATAGCTGAAAAGCGATCCGGCTATATCAGTATTTGCAAATCCTTCGATGCTTACCGGGCGTGGGTCATCGTTGAAGCCGGCCACTATGACGCCATACAGCTGCCGGACGGCACGCTGAAAAAACACCCTCGCAGCATTTCTTTCGCAAGCATGGACGAATGCGAGTTCCAGGAACTGTACAAAGCATCGCTGGATGTTCTCTGGCGGTGGATCCTCTCTCGTTCATTCAACAGCCTGCAGGAAGCTGAGAACGCCGCCAACCAGCTTTTAAGCTTCGCGGGGTGATGCCGATGAAACACTCATGGTTTCACCATCTCGAATGCACAACGCAGCAGGCCGACGAATTGGTAGCGAGATATCGTCAGCGGGGCGTAAAGGTCGAACGAAGCTTAAACCCTGACTTTATGACATGGACCGTCAGCGCGCAGCTGGTGGAGGACAAAAATCCGCCTCGGCCAGACTCTCGCTGGCGCAACAGGATGTGAGGGTGAGTATGGCCAACCTTCGCAAAGCAGCCCGAGGTCGCGAATGTACAGTGCGGATCCCTGGTTACTGCAACGGCAACCCGGAAACCAGCGTGTTGGCGCATTACCGCCTGGCGGGTACGTGCGGCACAGGATGCAAGCCTGACGATACTCAGGCGGCGATCGCCTGCAACGGGTGCCATGACGTAATTGACGGCAGAACCAAAACCACCGATTTCACATACGACGAATTGCGCCTGATGCACGCAGAGGGGGTAATGCGCACCCTGGAAATCTGGCGGAAAGAGGGACTCATCAAATCATGAAAATCTACGATATCACGCCCATCGGCAAACCCAGGATGACCAGAGCTGATAAGTGGAAGCAGCGTCCGGAAGTAATACGTTACCGGGCGTTCTGTGATGAAGCTCGTCTGCGCAAAATTCACCTGCCAGATTCCGGCGCTCACGTCACGTTCGTCATGCCTATGCCGCAAAGCTGGAGTCAGAAAAAGAGAGCGCAATACGCAGGACGTCCACATCAGTCAAAGCCCGACTGCGACAATATGCTGAAAGCCCTAATGGACGCTCTCTATGAGGATGATTCACACGTCTGGGATTGCCGCATCACCAAAATATGGGGCGAGAAAGGGCAGATCATCATTGGGGAATCTCTATGACCCTCGATCACTTCATGCAGTACCAAACCGAGAGCGTTAAGCGCGCCAGTATGCCGCCAGTAGCAAAGCACAACCTGAACCAGACCAAACCAAAACAGCCAAAGAGGGCCGCAGCGTGAATCTTGAAAACACAGTGAAATACCACTTCGCAAAATCCACGCTGATTAGCGATTCTCCGCGTGCTACCGCCTCAGATTCACTGACCGGCACCGACATCATGGCAGCAATGGGCATGACCCAGGAACGTGCCGCTATGGGGTATAGCGCTTTCCTGGGCAAGATGGGCATAAGCAACAATGACCGGGATCGGGCTATCGGACTATTGGCTGAGTACGCGCTGACAAAATGCGATAAGGTTGCTGCGTTGCGAAAGCTCTCGCCAAGCGTAAAACCCCGGGTTATCCGGATCCTCGCAGAGTACGCCTTTGAGGATTACTCCCGCAGTGCTTCCAGTAAAAAAACATGCGACTGCTGCAATGGGTCTGGATTCATCGACGCAGTGGCGTTCACCAACAAAGTAACGTATCCGGACGGCAAACCGCCGAAGTGGGTCAAAGTTACAAAGGGGATCTATCCATCATACTGGGAGGAGGTGAAGTCGGTCCGGGAGCAGGTCCGGGTGCTTTGCCAAAAGTGCAAGGGAAAAGGGACTGTTAGCGCCGCCTGTAACGACTGCCACGGTCGGGGGAAGGTAGTGAACCAGGATGAGACGGAGAAGCAGGGAGTGCCTGTGATGGGTAACTGTAAACGTTGTGGCGGTCGCGGGTATGAGCGAATCCTCTCCACTGCTGTACATAGGGCCATTTGCCAGATAACGGACGCCATCACTCTGGACACCTGGAAAAAGTCGGTTAAACCGTTCTTTGACGTGCTGATCACTAAATTCGATATAGAGGAGGCGTGGGCAGAGGCCCAACTCAAACAAATAACGCGGTGAGATATTTACTTTTCCCGAATTCGTGTTAATTTGTCCTAACGATGGGCATTGTATGTTCACCGTTGAAGAAAAAATTTAAAGCCTCGGCAAATGCCGGGGCTTTCTGCGTTTTGGGCTCGCTTCGGCGGGCCTTTTTCATTTCAGGCTCACGGGAACCATCTTCGATACGGCTCGTTGTTAAATCAGCCCGACGGGCCTGACCCTTTTCAAACACACAGCTTCCCGATCTTCCATCGGAGGCGGTAACTATGGCTAAACGTATGCAAGACAAAGAGAGCATTGCCGGGATGTCCTGGCTGGTTCTGCTGATCATTGCTTGCTGGGGTGGACTTGTCCGCTACCTGATAGATGTGAAGCAGAGCAAGGCAACATGGAGCTTGATCAATGCTCTTGCCCAAATGGTGGTTTCAGGGTTTACCGGCGTTATTGCTGGCCTGGTGAGCATTGAAAGCGGACTGAGCATTTACATGATACTGGCCACTTCCGGAATTAGCGGGGCAATGGGTTCTGTTGCTTTGACCTATTTCTGGGAACGCATTACCGGAGTTAAGGCGCCATGACAGCAGATCAGATTATCGAGGGGATCCTCGGCAAGGAGGGTGGTTATGTCGATCATCCGTCGGATAAAGGCGGGCCGACCCGCTGGGGCATCACGCAGACCACCGCGCGTGCACATGGCTACACCGGTGATATGCGGAACCTGCCCAGGGAAACAGCAAAGCAAATCCTGCTGAGCGATTACTGGACCGGCCCCCGGTTTGACCAGGTGGCAGCTCTATCTACGTTACTGGCAGATGAGCTTTGCGACACTGGCGTGAACATGGGGCCATCTGTAGCCAGTAAGTTTTTCCAGCGCTGGCTGACCGCAATGAATATGCGCGGGAAGCTTTATCCCGACCTTATCCCGGATGGCGCGATTGGACCCAGAACTATCACCGCTCTGAAGGGGTATCTTTCAGCCCGCGGGAAAGAGGGCGAGCAGGTGCTGCTGAGAGCACTGAACTGCAGCCAGGGCGCCAGATACCTCGAACTGGCGGAGGGCCGCGAAGCCAACGAGGATTTTCTCTACGGCTGGGTTAAGGAGCGTGTCCTGTGAAGATGATCATTTTCGCTTTGCTCGTGCTGGTGGCCGTGCTCGTTCTGTTACTTCTGCGCAAATATACCCGGCTGGAGTTCGTAGGCCATGCCAGCCTGCTGCTGAAAACGTGGTCTGTAAAGCTGGGAGCTATCGGCGCGCTGGTTGGTGTATGGGCGCAGTCGTTCCCGGATGCTGCGCTGCACGCCTGGGCGATGCTGCCGCCGGATATCAAAAACATCCTGCCGCCAAACATCGTTGCGTTGATTAGCCCTGCGCTGGTGGTGCTGGCCGTGCTATCGCAATACGTGCGACAGCCAGCATTGAAAGATAAGGCCGACGAACTGAAGGTGCCGCCGCAATGAGCTTCGAAATTATTGCTGGTCTGGTGGTCGTCATCCTGGGTGCTATAGCTGGCGCGTTCGGCATTGGTCATGCTCGCGGGACCAGTAAGGCGGAAGCCAAAGCCGATCAGCAGCGTATCGAAGAGAATGCCGCCGCCACCGTCGCCGCGGCAGAACGTAAGGCGGAAGTTGTGAAAGAGGCAAGCGATGTACAGCAAACCGTTAGTCATATGCCTGATGACGATGTTGATCGCGAGCTGCGCGAAAAGTTTACCCGCCCCGGTAGTCGTTGATACGGCCTGCAGCTGGGTACGGATCATCTACCTTACTGACCATGATATCGACGTGCTGGATAAGCAGACCAAGCGCGACATTCTGGCGCACAACAAATCTGTGCTGGCCAATTGCCCGAAATGCTTCAGAGGTAAACCATGCTTTTCTATGTAGATAAAGAGTATCCGAAAGAAACCTGTTTTATGAAACGAGTGTTGATGCGTCACTCATCAGAAGATGGTCTTTATCATCTCGAACTGGTTGAGCTTGCTGACGACCGCCGGACTCTGGGGTTTGAGGTTAACAATACTGATAAAGGCGGCTCACGTGGACTTACTTCTATAACTGCTGGCTTTAACAGCTTTGTTGAAGCGCGCGAATACTTTCTGACCTGCACAAAACTGGAGCGGCTTCCTGACCACCATGAAGTCAAAGGAGCGGTAGATATTGAGAAAAGGAACACGCCGGATGCACGAAGCGTATTCCTTAGTAACCTTGATGCCGAAATTACTCAGGCTTATTCATCATTGACAGAGCTTTTGAATATACGTCGTGACGCGACCTCCTCCTACTAGGTGCTGCTGCTGGTTTAAGGGTGTTTAGTTCATTCACGGCCTTTGTGAATTTAGCCTTCACTTTACTGGCGCTATCTGTAGGCATCTCGCTGAAGAGGCAGGATATAGCGATAGATAGCACTTCAGTCTCACCTTTGAGCGATTCCAACTCCTCGACGATTTTCTGAAAAAGTCTCTGATTATCAACGGACATAAAAGCTCCCTACTTTGCTGTGTGGAAACTCAAAGATAAGCGAGTGTTACTTTTTGCAACATCCTGATATTCGATCAGTGCCGCTACCGTGCGGCTTCGATAATGCTCCCCACATCGCACAGAGGTAACACATGGCAGAGATCACACCTGCAGAACAGATTCGACTGAATCTGCTTTCCACCCTGAACTACGACACAGCAGCCGCAAAAGAGGCGATTGCATTCGTCCAGGATAGCCAACTCAAATATCAGCTGTTCATCCATCAGTACAGTCGCGTGACAACTGAATCCGAAGTGGTGGCGCGGACCATCAAAGCAGTTCAGGAATCGACCGAGGCGCTGGCGCTGTTTGATACCGCCGCTGAGTAATCATCACAAATGCCACCTGCGGGTGGCTTTTTTAATGGTTATCGAATAGGGGGAGCCTATGCCGGTATGCACGATTTCAATAGAAGTAAAAAGCCGCTGGTGGCTACCGTTCTACGTCAAGACACTGACTTTATTCTGTCTGATGTTCCAGCGCGAGCCTGATTACGAAAAGATTTCCGCATTCATCACGAAGTATGGCATCGGCCAGAAAGTGAAGGCGGGACCAGTGCGAAAGAATACGGAGTAATCCATGGCAAAACCGGACTGGGGCGAGCTTCAGCAACGGTTCCTGTCCGATCATGCCGCAACCGGCGTATCACCAAAGGATTGGTGTGAAGCGCAGGGACTGAATTACGCTACTGCCCGCCGATACATCAAGAAACCCACTGCGCAAACTGCGCAAAAACCTGCGCAGAAGAAACTGCGCACTGCGCAAAAGGAAAAGTGCGCAGAAGAGCTGGTGGATGATGATGGCCTCACCGATCAGCAACGTTTATTTGTCGCAGAATACCTGAAGGACCACAACGCCACGCAGGCCGCTATCCGTGCCGGGTACAGCAAGAAGACTGCTGAACAAATTGGCTATCAGCTGCTTCAGAAAACTTCAGTTGCGCAGGCCATTGCGCAGCAGCAGAAAGCATCCATTATGCGCACGCTTGGCAGCGCTGATGAAGTGCTTGAGCAGATGTGGCGGCTGGCAACATTCGACGCCAACCAACTTTCTCAGTATCGCCGCGGGAGCTGCCGTTACTGCTGGGGCTTCGGTCACCAGTATCAATGGCGCGATGCGGTTGAGTTCGAAGAGAAGCTGGCTGAGGCTTTAGCGAAGAAATGGAAAGAGCCAAACGACAGAGGCGGCTACGGTTACGACCATACCAGCTCGCCTAACCCGAAATGTCCTCGCTGTAATGGTGATGGCATCGGCCAGCCTTTCTTCGCCGATACGCGTAAACTGGCGCCTGATGCAGCGCTTGCCTATACCGGCGTGAAGCTCGGAAAGAACGGCGTGGAGATAACCGCTATCAGCCGCGAGCGAATGTTCGAGGCGGTGATGAAACGTCTCGGCCTGGCTGATAGTGAATTCGCCCAACGTCTGCAGCAGATTGAAATCGAGCGCCGGCAGCTGGAGATCGACAAGCTCCGCAAAGAACTGGCCGCTGACCCGGAGGATGACGAACCAACGCCAGTTGCAATCAATATCAACGTAGTCGATGCACGAGTGAGGGAAGAGGATGGCGATAGCACCGACGCTTAACATCCCTCAGGCCAAATTCCTTGCGATGCAGTACAAGTTTAAGGCCTACGTCGCCGGCTTCGGTTCTGGCAAAACATGGGTCGGTTGCGGCGGTATCTGCAAAGGGATGTGGGAACACCCCAAAATCAACCAGGGTTATTTTGCGCCAACGTATCCGCAGATCCGTGACATCTTTTATCCCACTGTTGAGGAAGTGGCCCACGACTGGGGGCTGAATGTCAAAATCAACGAGGGGAACAAAGAGGTCCACTTCTACGCGGGGCGCCAGTATCGCGGCACGACAATTTGCCGCTCGATGGAGAAACCGCAAACCATCGTTGGTTTTAAAATCGGTAACGCGCTGATTGATGAGCTGGACGTAATGCCCGCCAAAAAGGCGCAGTTAGCCTGGCGAAAAATCATCGCGCGTATGCGTTACAAGGTGCCCGGCCTGCGAAACGGAATTGACGTCACAACGACGCCGGAAGGCTTTAAATTCGTTTATCAGCAGTTCGCAAAGGCTGTTCGCGATAAGCCTTCGCTCTCAACGCTGTACGGCCTGGTGCAGGCCTCGACGTTCGACAACGAAAAGAACCTGCCGGCGGACTACATCCCGTCACTGATGGAGTCATATCCGCCGGAGCTGATCAAGGCTTATCTGCGTGGCCAGTTCACCAACCTTACAAGCGGGACGATTTACCATCAGTTTGATCGTCAGCTGAATAATTGCCATGAGGAAGAGCAGCCCGGAGAGCCACTGTATATCGGTATGGATTTTAACGTCGGTAAGATGGCCGGAATTGTTCATGTGCTGCGTTTTGGGCTTCCCTGTGCAGTTACTGAAATCATCAAGGCTTACGACACCCCGGACATTATTCGCATCATCAAAGAGCGGTTCTGGCTATATGACGGCCATGACTACCGAAAGGCGCGGGAAATCTATATCTACCCGGACGCCTCGGGTGACTCTCGCAAGTCAGCCCATGCCAGTACTACGGATATCGCACAGCTTAAACAGGCTGGATTTAATGTGATCGTGAATGATTCAAACCCGCCAGTAAAAGATCGCATCAACTCCATGAACGCCATGTTCTGCAATGGCAACGGTGAACGTCGCTACAAAGTGAATGTGAAGCGGTGCCCGGTGTACACCGAATCGCTTGAGCAACAGGTTTGGGGCGAAAACGGTGAGCCGGATAAAACGGCGGATAACGATCACCCCAACGATGCCGGTGGGTATTTCATTGTGAAGCAATTCCCGATCATCAAACCGACTGGAAAAGTCACCCAACTGCGGATGTAAAACCATGCCTGATATTTCAACGCCCAACCTCGACTATAACGACATGGTTGAGGCATGGGATATTAATGATGCGCTGATGGGCGGCACGCTGGAAATGCGCCGGCAGGGCAAGAAGTATCTCCCGAAATGGCCGAACGAAGATCCTGAAAGTTATAAGGAGCGTTTGGCTTCGGCAACGTTATTACCTGCCTATGAAGAGGCTATTAAACAAAACATCGGGCGAGTGTTTGCTGAGCCGACGGTATTGAGTGAGGATTCTCCTGAACAAATACGGGAGCTGTCGCCAGATATTGATATGGAAGGAAACCGGCTCGATGTCTGGGCACAGCAATTTTTCAGCATCGGATTCCAGTATGGTCTGGTACATGCGCTGGTGGATTTCCCGAAAATTGACCGGGAGGCAGTAAAAACTAAAGCCGACGAAAAAGCCGCGGGATCCCGCCCGTATGCCACGATGTTAAATCCTCGCCAGGTCATCGGCTGGAAATCGAAAGTGGTTAAAGGGAAAGTGGTGTTGACCGATCTGCGTATCAGAGAGGTCATCATTATTGATGGCGATGATTACGGGCAAACGAAAGTTGAGCAAATACGCCATATCATGCCGGGCAAGGTTGAAATTTATCGTCGAAATAAAGGTGATAACGGCGAAAGCCAGTGGCAGATTCACGACGAGTGGGAAACCAGTCGCGATGACATTCCCCTGGTGACTCTTTACACAAAACGCACAGGCTTTATGCGCGGTTCACCGCCACTGCTTAATCTCGCCTTACTGAATATCAAGCACTGGCAGAGTCAGAGCGAACAGGACAACATCCTGCATGTCGCTCGCGTGCCGTTGCTGGTGGCTTACGGTCTGGCTGATGGCGAAACGTTGACGATAGGTTCTTCCTCTGCGACTCGTTTCGATGACCGCCAGCGGCAGGGACTGGAATATGTCGAGCATACCGGGGCTGCGATTGAAGCCGGTAAGATTTCCCTTGAGGATCTGGAAAACCAGATGCGTCAGGCCGGCGCAAAACTGCTGCGCGCGGAAAACACATCGACTAAATCCTTAGACCAGACTCACGAAGAGCGGATGCAGGAGAATTCACCTCTCTACACCATGGCAAGCTCGCTTGAGGATGCGCTCGATAATATCCTGCAGATTATGGCGGAATGGCTCGGTGAAACTGAGGGCGGCAATGTCGATGTACGCACTGAACTGGATGTTTCTGCTCAGACGTTTGATGCCTCAGCTGCAACGGCTGTTCAGTCACTTCGGCAGGGTGGTGATATTCGACAGATTGATGCGGTTCGCGTTCTTCAGGCGCTGAAATTTATCGACCCGGACGCGAAACCTGAAGAGGTGATCGACGAACTGAGGAACCAGCAGGTGACGCTTGTCGGCGGCCTGAATAATCCAGGTGGTTGAGATGGCGACGGCGAATGACAAGCTTCAGGATGAATCGATAGCGCATGCGATATGGATAGCGCGGTACAGCACCAGCGTTGCAAACAGGATGATAAAAATCCTGAATGACAGCGATGCGGAACTGACAGCCAGATTGCTGGTGGCGATGGATAGCCTGGATGCTGACAGCTTTACCGTGTCGCGACTGGAAGCGCTGCTCGTAAGTGTCAGAGCTCTCAATCGCGAGGCTGTGCAGTCAATGTACGCGGGACTATCTGATGAGCTGCAGCAACTCGCTCAGCACGAAGCAGGCTTTCAGCTGAGCCTGTTCCAGTTTGCGATTCCTGATGATGTTCTTTCGCTTCACCCGCTGGTGGGCATTTCCCCGGATGCCGTTTACGCAGCTGCGATGGCACAGCCGTTTCAGGGGCGCCTGCTTTCGGAGTGGGCAGATAACCTTGAAGCTGACAGGATGGCAAGAATTTCCAATACAGTGCGGCAGGGTTTTCTCCTGGGCGATACGCATGAGCAAATCGCCAGAAAGGTCCGTGGTCATGCTAACCGTGGCTATCAGGATGGCGCGCTGCAGATGAGCCGAACCAATGCCGGCAGTATTGCAAAAACGGCTGTGGGGCATCTTGCTTCGACGGCCAGGAAAAGCTTTGCAGATGCGAACGATGACATTTTGAAGGGTAAGCAGTGGTTATCCACTTTGGATAACCGTACATCAAAAGACTGTCGGATTCGCGACCGCCTCAAATACACACTGGATAACAAGCCGATCGGCCATAAGGTGCCGTATCTGCAGGGACCCGGGAAAATCCATTTCTGCTGTCGCAGCGTCGAAACCTACATCCTGAAATCGTCTGATGAGCTGGGTATTGCTGTTGGGCAAATATCAGATAGCTCACGTGCCAGCATGGACGGGCAGGTGCCTTCGGATAACGATTATCAGGGCTGGTTCTCGCGCCAGTCGTTCACGCGACAGTCCCAGATCGTTGGCGTAACCCGGGCCCGGCTGATTCGTGACGGCGGCATGTCGCCCGATGACTTCTACAACGACAAGGGCGAATGGCTGACTCTGGAGCAACTGCGTAACCTGGATGCTCAGGCGTTCAGCAACGCCAGACTTTAAAGCTTTTTAAGTCCTCAATCAGGCTGCCTCCGGGCGGCCTTTTTTATTGCCGTGATCCGGATGGTGAGCGGCGCAACGGTCGGATGACCCACAAAAAGGTAACTACATGAAACTGAAAACAGTTGAAGTAAACGGCAAGAGCTATGCAGAAGTTGATGCGAACGGTCTTCCCGTTTATGTACATGACGACGGCAAAGAGATCGGCTTCGATGCTGTGCAGGCCGTTGGAAAAATCTCTTCTCTGAACGGTGAGGCGAAATCTCATCGTGAAGCCAAAGAAGCAGCTGAAGCCAGCCTGGCGAAATTCGCCAAAATCGGTGACCCGGCGAAGGCTCTCGAAGCGCTGGACATGATGACCAAAATCGACCAGAAAAAACTGATCGACGCGGGTGCTGTTGACCAGGTGAAAGCGGATATCACCAAATCATTCCAGGCACAACTGGATGAGGCCCACAACAAAAATAAAACGCTGGAAAGTCAACTGTACGATTCGATGATCGGCGGTAGTTTCACAGGTTCCAAATTTATCACCGATAAAATCGCCATCCCTGCCGATCTGCTTCAGGCCCGCTTCGGTCAGTCGTTTAAGGTCGAAGAGGGTAAAGTTGTCGCTTATGACGGCACCGGCAACAAAATTTATTCCCGCTCGAAGCCAGGCGAGCTGGCCTCGTTTGATGAAGCGCTGGAGTTCCTGGTGGAGCAATACCCACAGAAAGACCACATTCTGAAGGCCAGCGGAAACCAGGGGGGCGGCTCTCGCCAGTCTCAGCATCAGGCAGGGCAGAAAACCATGAAGCGTGATGCATTCGATTCGCTGGATATTGCAGGCAAACAAAATGCCCTCAAAGACGGTGTCACCATCGTTGATTAGTCCTCTTTTGCCTGCCGCCGGATGGCGGCGGGCGCCGGAGCTGGATAGCTCAACCAACCCAGACCCATCTCTAAGGAAAAATGAATTATGTCGAACACTTTGACCGGGTTGATCCCGACTATCTATACCGCTCTGGATGTTGTTTCCCGCGAGCAGGTAGGTTTTATTCCTGCCGTCGCCCGTAACACCAAAGCAGATGCTGCAGCAAAAGACCAGACGGTTACCGCACCAGTTGCCCCGGTAGCGGTAACTGAAGACATCGTGCCGGGCCCTTCGGCTCCTAACACGGGTGATCAGAGCATCGGTACCGTCGATGTCAAAATCACTAAATCCAAAATGGCTCCGGTCAAATGGAATGGTGAAGAGCAACTGGCCCTCGGTCCGGCTGGTACTTACAACACCATCCTTGCTGACCAGTTCAAGCAGGCATTCCGCGCACTGGCGAACGAAGTTGACGCAGATCTGGGGGCGCTGTACTTCAACGCATCGCGTCAGGTTGGCACGCCGGGTACTACGCCGTTCGGTATCAAGGAAGACCTCAGTGATGCCGCGCTGGCCCGTAAGGTACTGGAGGACAACGGCTCACCGACTACCGATCTCCAGATGGTTCTCGGATCGGCTGCCATCGCAAACCTGCGCGGCAAACAGTCAGTGTTGTTTAAGGTGAACGAAGCCGGGACGGAACAACTGCTGCGTGAAGGCACGCTGGGTCGCCTGGAAGGCTTTAATATCCATAACTCCGCCGGCGTTAAAACTCACACGGCCTCGGCTGCCGCAGGCTACCTGGTGAATGGAGCAAAAGCTGAAGGCGATCGTATCATTGCCATTGATACTGGCACAGGGTCTTTCACCGCTGGCGATGTGGTGAGTTTTGCTGGCGACGACAACAAGTATGTAGTTGCAGCTGCGACCGCAAGTACTATCACCCTTGCTCAGCCTGGTCTGCGTCAGGATTTGGCAGATAACACCGCTATTACCCGTGGTGCAGGTTATGTGGCGAATATGGCGTTTGACCGTAATGCGCTGCTGTTGGCATCTCGCACCCCGGCAATGCCGCAAGGTGGGGATACTGCGGATGATGTGATGAACGTTACCGACCCGGTATCAGGCATTACCTTCCAGGTGGCACTGTACCGCCAGTATCGCCAAATCCGTTATGAAGTTGGTCTGGCGTGGGGTGTCGCTGCGCCAGTTCCGCGTCACAGCGTCATTATTGCTGGCTGAAAACCATCAACCATGAGGGGCTTCGGCCCCTTTTTTTAGTGGAGGGCTTATGGCCGGATTAACCAAAGAGCAGCGTGCTGAACGTGCTGCAGCAAAACTTGCGGCCGCGCAGGTTGATGCCAATGATCCTGAACAGCAGGAACAGCAGGAACAGCAGGAA